ATTTCCTTGCTTATAAGGCAGTCAGAGCAGATTACATGGACAAATATCGCGGAGTATTTGATAATCATGTTGGTAATGTTTGTGAAATGACCCGATCAAAGGTTGATGATGATCGTGGCCGAGGTTGCTCTAATGGGCTTCATGCTGGTGCATTGAATTATGTGGCCGGTTATGGCAGTCTTGAAAATGGCGATAAGATCGTTATCGTTAAGATTAATCCTGCTGATGTTGTGAGTGTTCCTAGTGATTGTAACTATGAGAAACTTCGCACTTGCCGATATGAAGTTGTCGGAGAGTATCAAGGCGAACTTCTCAAGCCTCTTTATTCATCTGTCTTTAGTGAGGATGATTACGAGGATGAGGATGAAGATTATGATAATGATTATGATTGGGGATGGAATGAGGATGATGACGAAGAGGCTTATGCTGAAGATGATGAGGAAGATTACGACGATTATAACTGATTAATAAAAATAAAGTGGAGTCTGGTGACTAAGATAATAGCCTCTGGTTGGGAAACTCAACAAACGCTATTTGAGAGAGGTTCAATTCCTCTCCCGCTATTTTATATCGCTAATGATAGTAGAGGTTGCTATCCCGATATTGGTTTGGGTTGTTTACAATTACAGGTAACGGTGAAATATGTTTAAGATGGAACTTGGTTTTAATCCGTATGATAAGGCTAATAGCAGTGCTGAAAAGCGTTATGCTAATTCGTGGAATGGACTGCAAGAGCAGTTTCTAAATTCTTTTAATCTAAATGCTGGTCATATTTTTTGTTATAATGGAGATCCTCGCAGAAAAATTAGTAGCATGAAGCATACTAATGATCTTGTTGAGGTTCGTAATGCTAATGAGAATAGCAACTCTGATGCTTACTTCTATGTTAACGGTGGACGAAAGCAGTATGCTATCAATACCATTGCTTGTTGTTTTGTAGATATTGATGCTGGACGAGACGCTGCTGGAAACTATCTGCCCTCAAAAGAGGTTATGAAGTTTAAGCAGTCTGCTCTTGATAAGATCAATAACTTTGCTGTTAAGCCAAGTTGGGTAGTTGATACTCGTAATGGTTATCAGATTTATTGGATTCTGGACGATCAGAGTCGAACTCTAGTTAATCAAACCACATGGAATGGTATTCAGAAGAAACTGGTAAATTACTTTGGTGGAGATGCACGAGCCATCAAGATTAATCAGATTTATCGAGTTCCTTATACTTGGTGGCGTAAGTGCTGGGAAAAGAAAGCATCTTACTTTACAAGTATTCTGACTGGCTCAACTGGTCATAGAATTAATGTTCAAGATTTAATCTCTGCATTAAATGGTCAGCCAGCAACAGTAACCATTGTTCCTAATGCTACTAGTGATGCTTGGTTTGACCAGTGGAGAAAAACCTATAAGAAGTCTGATGCTACTGGACTTCCTGTAACGGTTGATGCTGCTGCAAAAATTCTGAATGAACTTAATACTCAAAGGGCAGTCTATACAAATAGTACCTCTGATTGTTGTGGTCAAAAGAACTCTATGAGTAGTGCTTGGGCGTCTTATAACGAGACTCCAAATAGTTACAACGAGAATCTTTCAAAGGCTTACAACAACAAGTTTGAAAAGGCTTATGGTGATCCGTCGCCAGTATTGCCTTCTCATGCTGGTGACAGTGGTTTAGTTTTGAGTGGGGAGCAGGCCAAACTTTTAAAAACGGTGGTCGAGTACCTCAACCAAGCATCCACAGCGTTGTATTTCAGCAACAACCGATTCCTTTCTGGTGCTGCCAGAGACTTGGCAAGCCAGATTAGCGATAAGTTTTGTGTGGGTTAAATTATGAACAATCCTGACAATCCAGAAGATAATGATCCCTACAAATTCTACTTTCAGATAGATACTGAATGGATCAAGAAATATATGGATAGTCTGCTCAATAAGATAGAATATAAATGGATAACTAAGGAAGTTATAGAGGATGCGTTGAAGAACCTACCTAACTATAATACTCCTTTACTTCCAGATGGATTTTCTCCGATTGCGTTACCTGTGAATAGTTCGTTCTCCAGTACAGCGGATGATAAAAAGTCCCTGTACTTGGGGAACAACTATTGGAACGAAGGAATATGGAAAAAGAAACATTTTATTCAAAACAAATTAGCGAGTGAATATGTCAAACATCTACAAAGTCATGCTGGGTATTTTTTACAGCAGCCAAAATATTATAAGGGATTGTACGAGATACTTAATTAGGAAATATCATGAGTTCTACAGATGATGGGTGGTATGTCATTAAAGATATCGAGCAATTTATTAATTCTACTAGAATTTTAGTATTTAATACATTTGGAGATATCAAGCAGAATGATTCTATCTATGAAATAACTTCTGAGGAAGAAGGCGAACTAAACAAAATACTTTCTTATGAAGAATCAGAAGTTTTATTAAAAGAATATGTCAAGCAACAAAAAAACAAAAAAACAAATGACATAAGATATATCATATCGGATATTCAGTTTTCAAAATTTATAGATAGCCTAAATTCTAGAATGATAAGCAATATGCTAAATAATTTAGTCAATAAGGGCGTATTGGATAGTGGTTTTGATGATGAGTCGAATGATTTTATTTTTTGGATAAAAGATAACCCAGATGAAAAATTTAAAGCCAACTGAATACGATTTACATTTAAAATATTCATGCCCGAATTGTGGATATAACCATTGGTTATCCATACATGAAGCAAAAACAGACAAATTCTTAATCGTATGTGACTGTAAAAAAATATTGAAAGTTAAAACTGTAGATTCTTTCAAGATTAAATATAAAACAAAAAAGAACGCAGTAATTACAAATGAAAAAGACTATATAAAGAAAGCAATTTCTGGATTGCTTAATTATGGTTTTTCAAAACAAGAAGCAACATATGCTGTTGAAAAAGCAATAAAAGAAAATGACATAACAGATCCTGTACAAATATTGAAGATTGCACTTAAAAAAATTGGAGAACAAAATGTCGAACATAGTTAGGCCATCAAAATTTGATGATATTATTGGACAATCAGAAGTTGTTGAGAGAATGAGGATCATTGTGTCAGGGTGTTTAAAGTCTGGCAATGCGATGCCGCATATTTTAATAGACGGGCCTCCTGGGCTTGGTAAAACTACTATGGCAAGTGCTATAGCGAATGAGCTAAATGCAAACATATATGTCGTTAATGCGGCTAATATTAGAGCAATAAAAAATATCTTACCGTATTTAATGAATATATCGAGAAACTCTGTTCTTTTTATAGATGAAATACATAGACTACCAATAGTGGTAGAAGAATTCTTGTATCCTGTTATGGAAGATTTTGTTCTAAATCTAGTTTTAGAAAAGGAGCCAGAGCAAATAGATATTCCTCCTTTTACATTAATAGGAGCAACAACAACTGGAGGAAATCTAAGTCAGCCATTCTATGATAGGTTTCAAATTAAAGAACATTTGATCTTTTATAGCGATAATGACTTAGCTAAACTAGCGGAGTCGAACGCAAAAAAGCTCGGACTAATGATAAATGAATCTGACTTATTAGAAATTGCTAAAAGAAGCAAGGGTACTCCTAGAATTCTTAATGCCAGATTAAATTGGTATCAAAGCTATACCTCATATCATCAGGATAAAGAACAGGACATAAATAAAGTATTCCTAAATCAGGGTGTAGATAGTAATGGTTTTGATATCTATGATAGGTTATATATTGAGGTTTTACAAAAACATAGAGGAACACCGCTAGGGTTAAAAAGCATATCTTCTATCAGTGGAATAGCTATTGAGACCATAGAAAACAGTATAGAGCCGTATATGATAAGAAAAGGATATGTAATGCGTACACAGAAAGGTAGAGTGCTAGGCAATTTCCCTATGAGGTAACAAATGAACTCACACGCTATAATAATAGCTACAAAATATTCTGAAAAATGCAATGATATTATCGAAAATATTACATCAATAACAGAGAATTATCCGGATAGCATTCCTATTGTTATAGACAATAAATCAGAAGATAAGTCATATTTTGATAAAATAAAAACAATAAATCAAAATGTAATAATAGAAGATATTAATAATGTAAATTATGAGGTTGGAGCTTACGATATTGGATATAGAAAATACAGCAATGATTTTCAATATTTTACATTCATACAAGATTCATTCATAATTAAAAAACACATAGATATCCTTTATAAAATACCAACAAATACAGCTATAATTTTCGAAGGTAGACAAAGCGGATGGCAAGAACATCAGCCATCTTTTGATTGGCTGAACTCACAAATAGATATTGCTGAGAGTTGGTCAAAAAAGTGGGATATTGTACACTATAATTGTTTCTCTACATCAAGAGAAACTTTCTTAAAGATTATAGAATCTGATACTTATAAAAGTATAAAAAAAGCAGATTGCAAAAATGGATCATGTGCGTGGGAACGTGCATGGTCTATTTTATTTGATAGATTAGAAATTTCAAAACAATACTTGGATATGCCTGGACTTGTTATTGCAGATTTTACAATAAAAATAGATCCAAATATTGATTATACATATATAAAGAAATGGAGACAAAGACAATAAATGGATAAAATCTTATACACAGGTGGGACATTCGACCTACTTCACTATGGGCATATGAATTTTTTAAAGCAATGCAAAATGATATCAGACAAAGTCGTTGTTTCATTGAATACAGACGAATTTATATTCGAATACAAAAAACAAAAACCAATAATGTCTTATGAAGAAAGAAAAAAATGTTTAGAATTATGCTGTTATGTTGATCTAGTAATACCGAATATTGAAGGTAAAGATAGTAAGCCAGCAATAATGCAGACTAAGCCCAGTATCATAGCCATAGGAGATGATTGGGCAAAAAAAGATTATTATGGCCAAATGAGCTTTACTCAGCAGTGGTTAGAACAAAACAATATAGTATTAGTGTATATACCTTATACTAAAGGCGTATCAACAACAGAAATTAAGAATAGATTAAAATGTTTGGATTAATTTTTAAAAAAATTAGATTTGCAGAAAGGTCACCAGATTGGTCAAAAATTAGAAAACAGCATTTAAAAAACAATCCAAATTGCGCTGCTTGTGGAAGAAATAAAAAATTAGAAGTGCATCATATAGTACCAGTTCATTTAGACCCTAGTAAGGAATTAGATTTAGAAAATTTGATAACTCTATGCGATGATCCATGTCATTTTACGTTTGGTCATTTAATGAATTATCAAAGCTGGAATAAAGATATAATATCAGATTGTGAAAATTACTTTAAAAAAGTAAAAACAAGACCATAGCAAAATAACTTGGAGATATAAAATGTTACTAACAAAAAATAAATGGCTATGGATTATAATAGTTATTATTAGCACAAAAATTCTATGTGCTGGAACTATAAGACATGATGTAGATGAATCAAAATATTTAAACCATGCTGCAAAATATAAAACCATAGTAAAAATCTATGGAAACATAAAAAGTCCTAAAGAAAAGAATCTTGAAATTTCAGCGTCTGCCGTTTTAATAAAACCCAAATGGATACTAACAGCCGCTCATGTAATTAGCTGTAGTAAAGATCAGTATATAGTTATTGGAGAAGATAATAAAAGGTATGACTTGGATCTTATTATAATACATAAAGATTTTAATGAAAATATTCCAGTGAGCATGAATGATATAGCTATAGGAAGATTATCTTCGAAAGTAGAGGAAATTAATGAATTTCCAATATTATATTCAGATAAAAAAGAAGAAAATAAGATATGCAGCATATCTGGTTATGGAATGTATGGCACCGGGATAACGGGAGCAAAAACTTTTGACTTAAAAAAAAGAGCTGGAACAAATAGAATAATATCTGTAAATGAATATATGCTTATGTGCGATATGACTGAGAATAAAAAAAATCAAACTATATTAGAATTTTTACCAGCACACGGAGATAGTGGAGGAGGTCTATTTATAGATGGAAAATTAGCTGGAATAAATTCGTTCGTAACATCGACAGACAAAAAACCAGATTCAAATTATGGAGACGAGAGTGCTCATACTAGAATATCAACTTTTAAACCATGGATAATAGAAACAATAAAAAAACACGAAAATGAATAAAAAAATTAAATTACTTCCATATACAGAAGAACATATATACGGATTGTCTCCAAACGATTCTCAATTTATTGGTTGGGAATTAGATGTATTGAATGTTGTGTCTCAATGGAATTATTCTCAGGGAGAAAATGTGGTTGTTGCTGTTTTAGATTCTGGCTGCGATTTAGATCACTTAGACTTGAAAGATAACCTAGTTGATGGTAAAAATTTTGTAGATAAAAATAGTCCACCAATTGATAGGTGTGGTCATGGAACGCATGTCGCTGGAACAATAGCCGCGTCAAATAATGGAAAAGGAATGGTAGGAGTTGCACCAAAAGCTAAAATCATGCCAGTAAAGTGCCTTGGAGATGATGGCTCAGGAATGGACTCATGGATTATTGATTCAATATATTGGGCAGTAGATAACGGTGCTGATATTATTACTATGTCTCTAGGATCTTCTGTATATAGCAAAGTTTTTGAAAATGCTATTAATTATGCAGCAAAAAAGAATTGTGGAATATTTTGTGCCGCTGGTAATAGTGGAGAAAATGTTGATATAATGTACCCTGCAAAATACAATAATACAGTTAGTATTGGAGCTATAGATAAAACTATGAATAGAACAAGTTTTACATGTAGTGGGGAAACTTTAGATTTTTTAGCTCCAGGACATGATATAATCAGCTGTTATCCAAATAATAGCTATGCCACAATGAGTGGTACAAGTATGAGCAATCCATTTGTTGCGGGATGTGCTGCTTTACTATGTTCTTATATGAAAAATAGAAATATAATTTTGAATTATGATAAATATATTGAAAGACTAAAAATAGGATCGATACATCTATCAAATCCTGTTTATGCGTATAATAAAAAATACGAAGGATATGGTATAATAAATCCTGGTGATTTTAAATTATGGATACAATAGATTTATTGTTGATATTTTTAGTTTATATAACTATATTTAATTTAGGAATAACAATAGGATATTTATATGCAAAAAATAAAAATACTGAAACTATTAGTAGCCATAGCCATAAGATAGAAAAACAATCTAATGATTATGAAATCAAAAATATTATTCCAAAAGATAATAAGAAAAAAATGAGCAAAATATTAATTGATGATACTGTATATGTAACCGACACAAATGTAAAAGGTGTAACTAAATTTTGTGACGATATATATAAAACACAATATATAGAAGATGATATTGATAATAATATCAATAAACTAAAAAATTTAAAAGGAGATTCAAATGGCTAAAGGCTTAGATGTTGGTACCTCTTATATAGTATTAGCTAAAAGTCCAGACGAGGCTGACAATGGAATTAATTCTATTGAATACAGAGATTTCAGAGATGCTTTTTATGCTATCAAACCAGCAACAAGTATAGCCAATACAATGATACAAAAAGGACTAAATGGGAAAACATTTATAAAAGATCAAGATGGTTCTTTTATTGTGTTGGGTCAAGATGCAATAGATCAAGCGTTAGAGAGAAATGAAAGCGCTAAAAGGCCAATGTTTAGAGGCGTTGTGTCACCAAAAGAAAAAGATGCAAGAAAGATACTATCTTTTATTCTGAAAGAAGTTGTGGGAATTTCTCAGGTAATGAATGAAAAATTAGTATTCTGTATTCCTGCACAGCCTGTTGATCAAGAAGACGAAGAATTTAATGTAGGATACCACGAGGATTTAGTAAAAAATATTTTGAAAGAATGCGGATATAATGCAAAAGCAATATATGAAGCAGAGGCGCTGTGCTATTCAGAACTATCAGAAGAAAATTATACGGGAATAGGTCTGTCTTGGGGTGCTGGTATGGTAAATGTATGCGTAATGCTTAATGGAGAGCCAGTAATATCTTTTTCAACAACAAAATCTGGGGACTGGATAGATAGAATGAGTGCAGTCGCAACAGGAGAAGAGGATAGTGTTGTTCAAGCAGAGAAAGAGCATGGGGATTTCACAATAGGAGAAAAGAACGATAATCATATACTCTCTGCGGTATCGGCATATTATGAAAGATTAATAGACTATACGGTAAAACAGTTATGTGCGGCATTAGAAGACCATAAAATGTTACCAAAGTTTAAGAAGCCATTAACGATAGCAATATCTGGAGGTACTTCTCAACCTAAAGGATTTATAGAAACGTTTAATAAAAAGATTAAAGAAAATTCATTTCCAATTAAAATTGAACAAATTAAACATGCAAAAGACCCACTGCATTCTGTTGCTAGGGGATGTCTAATAGCTGCAAAAATTTTATGAAATATTTATCTATAATTTTATTAGCACTATTTATAGTAACAACAGAAGCTAGTGCAGTAGTAATAGATAAAAAATATGACGATCAAAGATATATAGAGTATGGAGAAAAATTCAATAATGTTTTAAAAATTGAAACTGGCTCTACTTTTTCTAGTGGAGTATTATTGAATAATAATTGGATACTAACAACAAAACACTCTATTGAATATAAAAAAGATATTAATATTATATTTAATGGGCAATCATATAATCCAATAGAAATTATAAAAAATAAAAATTCTGATGTTGCTTTGTTAAAAGTAGAAATTCCAGAATTTAAAAATAAAACAGAACTATATATAGAAGATCTAAAAACAGATCAAGAATGTACAATTGTAGGATATGGAAAAACCGGCGATGGACAAGTTGGATCAATAAAATATGATTTTAAAAAAAGAGCAGCAAATAATAAGATTTTTGGCACAATGGGCGATCTTGTTTTTTGTAAATTCGATCCGAACTCCAACATAGAATTAAATGGCATCTCTGCTGTTGGTGACAGCGGTGGGGGCTTGTTTTTAAAAACTGGTGAACTAATAGGCATCAACTCGATTGTTAAATCTCCATCAGACAGCAAGCCAGACAGTGATTTTGATGATATATCAGGACATGTGAAGGTGTCATCAATTTATGATTGGATAATTGAAAACACTAGTCACTGAAGCTCTTCAAGTATATGATAAAAACTTTTAGTAGAAGATAGTAGTTCTTTTGCTCTTTCTTCTCCTACATTGCCAACAATATTATTTTCATGCCACCATATATCAAAAGTTTTTGTTTTAAATAATTCTTTATGATTATAATATAAAACAGTTAAAATATTCTCTTCGCTATATAAATTTTTTTCATCGTCTAATAAATTATTTGCTAAAGACCTAAATAATGAACAGACTTGCTTTACTATTTTTGATTTTCCACCAAATAGCCCACCAATTATATGATTAGAACAATCTTTTCCATTTATATACCATTTATCTGGTAGTCCTCCGTCCCAAAAAAAGTTAACATTATCTTTTGCTATACAAAAAAAAGACTCATCCGTATATGAAATTAAATTACTAAAAAATTGATTATTAAATAATGGAGAATAATAATTATAGTCGTGATATCCTTTATTGCCTAGATGCTTGTCTGGTATTAATCCACTATAAGACAACCCAGCATCAAACCAATATATGTAGTCTTCTTCATTTATTAAATTTGCTAAAGATTCAATCCACGTAAATTTAGAATATTGTAATTCAATACATCGAGAAGAAGATTTAGTTGATTCTATATCTTTAATATTATTTATTTTTGCAGAATACTCTGAATTGTTTAGATCATAAGTTTTTAAATCATATTTTACATTACTCATATTATCAACC